GATCTTATACTCCATTGTTAGGTTTGACGTATCGTTAATAACTAAAAACTCTTTAATCTTGTGCTGAGAGCCTGTCAAAGGATAAGTATGGTCACCAGAAGACGTTGTAATCGTAATCAACGTCCTTAATGCAGACCAATCCCATGCATTCTCTACAAGGTCTTTAGCATCATTAACCAGATCACCAATTAGCTTGCTGTACGAATTAGCAGGAACAGTAGATACCTCTGTCTCTCGCAGTCTTCTCAATACGTTGTTTACTAAATCTAAATACGTCATTAGATCATTCCTTTAAAATAATTATTTAAGCCTAGCTGAAGTTACCAAACAGGCTTTCTTGCATAATGCGGTCAAGAGAGGCGTTGTAATCCTTCTTTAAATTATAAGGTACTGCTTGAAACTGTGGCAATCCATAGTTAATTGAGCCTGAGTATGGTTCAAACATACCTCCAGCACCACCACCGCCACCGCCGCCACCACCGCTTTCTTCTGGCGGATCATCTACAGTTTCTCCTTCATCTCCAAATAAAGTTTCAGGAGGGGGCGTAGTTTCAATTATTACTGGGTCTTCACTTGGGTCTGGGTCTTTATCTTTAGGCTCAAGTTCAGGCTCAAGTTCAGGCTCTAACTCTGGCTCTAACTCTGGCTCTAACTCTGGCTCTAGTTCTGGTTCAAGCTCTGGTTCAAGCTCTAGTTCTTGTTCAAGCTCTGGTTCTGGTTCAGGTTCTAGTTCTGGTTCAGGTTCAGGGGTAAGATCAGGATCAGAGGTAAGATCAGGGTCAGGATCTAACTCATCTCCAAAAAGATCTTCTGGAGGTGGAGCATCTGAAGGAGGAGCATCTGGCAGCTCGCCTTTAGGTAATCCATCATCAACAGAAGCTACAGGGAAGGGATCTCCACCAAACTTACTAGGATCTCCTCCTGACTTCCAATCATCTACTTCTTTCAAAAAGATATCGTATATATCTCCTAAAATGCCTTGACCCATCCATCCAGTTTTAGGAAGAGTGTCAGATCCTTCAACAAGAACGCCAGAGAATATTTCTCCAAGCACTTCTGTCAGTGTTTTATTTGATGTTCCTGCTACTACTCCGCCAAGATCCTCTAGATTACCCAAGACTCCTCTAGCTTCGTCAAGAATTTGTCCTGGGATAGCAAGAATGTCTTTACCTGCTTGAGCTACTTTATTTTTAGCTTCTCCTAATACATCGGGCAGCGGCACTAAGCTTCCGTCTTCGTTGAGAATTTTAATCCTCATAGGGCCGCCAATAGACGGTATACCTACAGGGAGAGTAGCAAGAAGACTAGTTCCGTCATTAGGATCAATCTCAAAACCTATGCCCCCTTTTGCGAATACGCTGCCTAACAATTGGTCGTAAAGAGCTTGCTCTATAGGCGTTCCAGTAGAGGTGCTTTTAAATATCCCCGCTTGATCTTCTTCGCTCATTGCTGCAAACGAATTCTGCACAGAAGACAAGTAGTCATCAGCAACAGAGCTAGGAGGAGGCAACTCTTCTAGCGGAGGATTTTCTGGAAGAGGCTCTTCTGACGGGGGAGGATCTTCTGGAGGTGCATCTTCTGGCGGAAGCTCTTCTGGAGGAAGCTCTTCTGGAGGTGTTTCTTCTGGAGGAGGATCTTCTGCTTTTGCAGCTTCTTCTCTTTTCCACCTTGCGCTTATTTCTTCTTGTGTCTCTCCTGTCTCTGGATGCCTAGAGCCTGGTTCAGGCCATACAGGTTCAGGAGCTTCTTCAGGAGAAAAATCAACATCTCCATCAGTTAAATCTGGGTCTATAACGCTAAGATCGCCTTCAAAAGCACCTCCTTCAGCAGTTAAAGCGTCTTCTATTTGTTCTTTGCTAATGTCTCCTACTACTGGCTCAAGAATATCAGCAGCGTCAGAAGCGTTGTCTGCATTTAAAGCATCTTGAATAGCTCGTTGTAAAATTAATAATTCTAAATTTTCGCTATTAAAATCAAACAGCCCTGCTGGATAAAGCCCTGTGTTGTCTGACCAATCTTGCCAATTACGAGAACCTGTTTTTATGCCTAAAGGATCAGCGGCCATTATAAAGACTCCTTCTTAGAAACAGACACTACCCTGTCTGCAAGTCTTTTAGCTCTCTGAGGTGTCTGGTCTTCAGCCCAACGGGAATCCATCATCTCTACTGCTGCTAGAGTAAAGTTATTGTCCTCTATTGCTGCTTTCATGTTCTTGAAGTTGCTTAGACCTTTCTTCCCTAGCTGGAAACACATATTAACAAGGACATGCTGCATCTCTTGCGGTAGGTCTTCCCAGTTATTGTAGATGCCCATGCAGCCGTTTATAGCTATCTGAACGTCTTCTTGGAAGAGAACGTAGCACCTATGCTCTGAAATGCGTTGGTCATCAGGAACCTGCTCCCAATTAACACCGAATATTTCTAAGTCTTTCTCAGGATCAGTGTCTAGGATTTTGTGACCTATCCCGACAGTTGCGTGTAGCTCACTACAAAGATAAGCGTGAAGAACCTTTCCTTCGTCTTTGCTAATCTCTTCGTATAACTCTTTAACGTCTACAGTCATTAGCTGCCATTCCCGTTCTTTTTAGACCAAGCAAGAGTAGAGAACCAAACGCTCACTAATCCTGCAACACTGACATAGTAGATACTGCTCATTGCGCCTAGTATATCAGCCGCTTTATCTAAACCCATCATCCCACATATTACGACTAAAGAGGGGTATAGCAACATTCCAAGCAAGGCTAACCAGCACATATTCCTTTGTGCATCTGCCTTTTCATGCATAACTTCTAGCTGTTGGAGCCTTTCTGATGACTCTATTTCCTCATCGCTGACAATGCCATCACCGTCAGTGTCATACCGATCATAACTAGAATTTGGTTCTAGTTTCTTAGGACTCATTCTGCTTTTCCATTTTGACGTAATTCAGCACAAAGTGGTCTTTAATTAAGCTCTTTGGCTCCCCTATCTCTACTAGCTTGTTGTGCCTACGCATCAAAGGAGGAACCAGTGGGACAATATCTTTGCCGTTTCTGTATTGAGTAACGCTAACATTGTCGAGTATCTTTAGCCTACCGCAGCGAGGCGCACCAAAGGTTACTATCTGAGAAGGTGGAATCTCGTCCCTAGTCATTAGCGCACCAACAATTAACGCTACTGCTCCACCCAGGCTGTGGCCTGACAACTCTATGTTCTTGTGGTCAATATCTTGCTCTAGGCAAGTAGAAGTAACCTTATTGACTAACCGCCTGGATGCTTTCAAGAATCCTGCGGGACACCAACCTAACTCTCTAGTCCAGAGAGGCAGTATTCTCATGTCTCTAAGCGCGTCTTTAGGCTCATCTGTGCCTCTGAAAACAAAGACAGTTGCTCCGTCATCGCCTTCAGCAACAAGAGTCTCTATGTTTGCTTCTTCAAACGTAGATTTACGGTATACCTGACCGCATAAAACACTTAACTCTTGGTGGCTAGTCATTCTTAACAGCCCTATCGTCAGGATCTCTCTGACAATCCACATGGTCTGAGCTACGTTTTATTTTAAAAGCTCCACTGATAAAAGGAATGGTTGATGGGACTTCAAACTCATAAGTGCGTTCACCACATATTTGAATAGATGAGCAGCCAGATAGCATAACTAAGCTAATTAAAAGTAAGTATTTCATAAAGCTCCTTATTCAAATAATTCTGTATCTTTGTCAACCATCCTGGGAAGGCAGTATGCCGATATGTTCTCTTGCCATTTATAAGGCTGTCTATCAGATGCTGACTCTCCTCGTTCTACAGCGTTAGCAAATCTGTTGCACCTGTAAATGTCCTTAAACAACATTTCGTCTGTAGTAACTATTTCTCCATCGACAACTACAACCAGCAAAAAAGCCATTAACATTAGTCACCCTGCCGGTACATCCATATTCCTGCTACTAAGAAAACCATAAAACAAACCCAAGCAAACACTACAGTCCCAATCAACTTCATTGTTTTTTTAAAATTAGCCCTGCGTTTTCTTATTATCTTGAGTTCTTTTTCGTGAGCGTATCTGCTTTCCTCCATCCTCTTTTTAATGCTGGTGTAGAGGTCAAATTGACCCTGCATCATGCAGATGTCTTTTAACTGCTGGTCAAAGTTGGCTAACTGTCTTTTTGCTGACTCCATCTTAAGCGCGTCTTTATACGACATTGCGCCAGCCTTAGCTTTTTCTACCTCATTGTACTTTTCGTCTGCCTCTGCCCAGTTTCCAAGTATTGAATCTAAATTACCCTTCCCTTCTTTAACAGTAGCTATGCCATCGTTAAGTGCCTTTAAAGCACTAAGTACAGCAACAACTTCTCCGATCATTAGAGATCTTTAGAAAGAAATACAGCACCCAGCATAAATGGGTACATAGCCCATATTAGAGCTTCTAACCTGACCATCCGAGAACCACCTCTTTCTAACCTGTCTTCTATGGTCTTGAACCTCAAAGCACATTCAGCTTCATGCCTATCAAGATCACTCATCAGCTAGGCGCAACAGGCCAATCACCGGCACTATCGCCGGTCATACTGGCACTCTCTAAATTAGGCCAGTTTTCATGTGCTGTAATGTTTCTTAATGCTTGCCGGTAAGCAGCCCAATCAGAATCTAATGTTGTGTCAGTTTCTTGAGACTTGATAACCATCCAATCGCTCTGAGCTAACAAAGCATCTCTTGTTGCCCTGTTGCTTGCTGCTACCTGTGCATTAGCTGCTGTTACTACTGCTGCTTTTTCTGCATTAGTCATGTCAGTGACTTTGCGCGTATAAACCTTGCCGTCTGACAGGTAAGGCGCAACACCCTCGTTCTTTTGCGTAGCTGAATTAAAGTCTAAAAAGGTTACAACTTCTGCTGCTGAGTTTGACGTTAGCCAATCAGCGTCTGGGCCGCTTTTTGGAAAGGAGGTGTTAGGAAACAAAGATGTGCATTCTGCAATGTCACCTATTGTGTTCCCGTCTAGTATTGCTATCTTCATCATAATTCTCCTCTGTCCGGGAATGGTTCTGTGTCTGGCGTAAAGTTCGATGTGTAGCGAGCTATTTTGCTAATTCTAAATTCATCAATGTAACCAAGGTGGCTGTTTCCTGCATCAGCATAACGACCTCCTATTGTTAAATCTCCGTTCACCCAATTTGTTGAATCGCTTACGCTGGCTGTTGCCGTTCCATTAATAAAATATTTAGTAGTAGACCCTGACCTAGATATTGCAACATGCGTCCACGTATTATTACTAAATGTGTTTGCATCCCAACCTGATGCAACTTCGTTGCCATCGGAATCCTGCACAGCCCAAGTGTTGTCGGCCTCTTGAGCAAGCATCCACTGAGAAGTATCTCCAGCAGACCTTCCGTCAAAAATAATTTTAACAGTTCCATTATTAAAAGTTCCATAAATCCAAAACTCTATGGTAAATGGCGAGGAACCTATATTCCCTTCGTTAGGATACCTTGCGTAACAATATGACGTACCCCCATCAAGTGACAGTGAACGGCCGCCGAACTTAGATTGAGATGTGCTAATTTTAGCGTTGCCAGCTAACGTCAAATTATTCTGTGCTGCGCTATCAAACGCTTGTGCGTTAGCCATGTTGAGCAAAATTTCAGTGTTGGTAATGGCTGTGAGTCGGGCTGTTGGTGGGGTGAAGTTAGAGGTGTAAACAGGAGAGCCTTTTACAATCCTAAACGATCCATGCTTGCTGGCAGTGCCTGATGCGCCCCCACCTATTCTGTTTACTTGGGGTGAGCTATAGCCGAAAGTGGCACTAGATGTGTTCGTCCCTAAAGAAACGCCATCTTGAAAAATATTAAGTGTGCTTCCTGACCTTGTTAAAGCTATGTGATGCCATGCGTTTGCTTTAACGGTGTTAGAAACTGTCCATACATTACCGCTAGGGGCCACACCCAGATAGATATTAAATTGCGCTGCGCTAACACTAACGTTAAGGGCGAAATAGGTACTACCGTCGTAGGCTACATAAAGACTTCTATCGCCGCCACTCCCATAGAACCAAGTTTCTACACAGAAATCACCTGAGAAAACAAAGTCTCCATTCAGAGGAAAGCTAAGATATGTATTTTGAGCATTAACAAGCTCTGTCCCACCGCCTTGAGTTTCAGGGTCATACACTTCAGTTGATAGCGGGCTAAAGGGCGTGACTTTTGTGTCTCCCGCCGCAGTCATAACATGTGCTGAAGCTGAATTGTCAATAAAACGATTGCTTTGTAACGTCAAGACAACAGTATTGGTAATGGCTGTAAGCGAACTAGCAGGGACAGTAAAACTACTCCCTGTGTACAATGCCGTACCTTTAAGCATTCTAAAATTACTTAAATTACCAGTAAGATTATTGCCTCCCCCGATTCCATTAGTCGCAAAGGCCATAGCCCCAGCAGACATATCTGTGTTATTAGTTGCGGTTGTTTCTAGAGAGCCATTGACATACATCCTTACAGTATTGCTTGATCTAGTTATGGCGCAGTGCTTCCATGTGTTGTTGCATACAACTGTTGAGCTAACATGACTTGAGCCGCCGAAAGATACGCGCAACACACCAGATGTGCTTTGATAGCCTCCCGTTGTGATGTGTAGGTCGTTGCTGGCTGACCGAAAACTAACAATAAATTTATCACTTTGATCGGGTGCATTGATAAAAAATTCAACAGTCCAATCACCTGTTCCTAGATCAAAGTCATTGGAGGCGGGAGCAGATAATCCATCACCGGTGCCATCAAAGTAAGCACCCCACTCACCGTCTGGCCTAGAAAAAGGTGAGAAAGAACCTTGAGTAACCCCGCTCGACGGAGTTACTGTATGATTGTTATCAGACTCATCATCAAACACATTGTTAACGCCGTTATTTGCGCCGTCAAAGTGAGACAGAAAACCAACGGTATTGAAATCATCATCGCTTGGCACATCAACAGCACCACTGCCCATGATTATTTTTTTAGCGACTGTACTCATTAGGACATCACCTGCCCTGCTGTAAATCCATAGAAGGTTGTACCACCGTCTACAGTGTAGAACACAAAGATGTCTACAGCGTCATTAGTAGTTGTAAGTGTAGGAGCAGTATCTGCTGCCCACTTGATTGAGCTATTCCAAGTAATAGTTCTAGCTGTAGAGCCTTGGATAATCCTAAGCGTAGCTGCGGATACCTTTCCAGATGCTGCTGGGTTGGTAAATGATATGGTGGTGTTCTCTGTGAGATCGTGGCTAAAGTTACCAGCCGTTCTAAGGTTTAGCGATACAACATTAGAGCTAGAAGTAACTGCTGCGTACTCTTCGCTAAAACCGTTGTCAAGTGTTATGACTCCATTTGCATCTGCGGTGACTGCTTTAGATGCTGCGGTTAGACCAAGAGTAGCTATGTCGAGATAGTTAAGCTCTGCTACTGTACTAGTAACTCCATCGAGTATATTAAGTTCCGCAGCGGTACTCGTTACACCGTCAAGTATGTTCAGTTCTGCTGTTGTAGACGTTACTCCGTCAAGAAGATTAAGCTCAGTAGCTGTTGAAGTAACTGCTACGTCTTCATTAATCTTAGGCGAAGTAAGGGTCTTGTTGGTCAGTGTGGTTGTGCTGCTGGGAGTTACGCTAGAAACACTGCCATCGACATAAGCTTTGATGCTCTGTTGGCTGGCAATGCCTGTTGCACTGTCGCTTGCAAAGTTATTTTCATCTAGGAAATCTTTGCCGTCCAAGATGTTTAGCTCTGCTGCGGTGGACGTTACTCCGTCCAAGATATTAAGTTCTGCGGCTGTCGATGTGACACCGTCCAAGATATTAAGTTCGGCCT